TTACCGACACCCCTGGACCACCGCCTCCATCACCACCTGATACGCCTGCCTGACCCGCCGATCGTGCCCCAGGGCGATGACGGCGCGCTTGTCGTCCAGCGCGTCGAGCTGGGCGTCGGTGAGCATATTGGGCCGCTGCGGGATGTCTTCGGGCTTGAGGCACGGGATTGCCACTGGCACCCTGACCTCCTTCGGCGGGTCGGGGATTTTGAGGGCGGGGGCGCAGGCGGTCAGGAACGGAACTGCCAGGATGAGCGCGAGTGCGCCGTAGAACGCAACCGACCCCCAAGCCGAATCTGGGGGCGACTCCACGATCGGGGGCTCGTGGCGGCTGCAGTAGAGCAGCACTGCCGGCCGGCGACAGCGGATGCACTTGTTCACCTAAGTTCTCCCCGCCAATCCTTCCGCACGTCGGCGAGCCCTTCCCCCGCCGGACAACTCGTCCCCGCCGGCTCGCTCATCCGCCGCGCCAGCGCTTCCGCCGACCTGAAGGCTACGTCGGCTGCCACCGCGCCCTCCGCGCGCGCCTTGGCGCCCCTGGCGGTCGCCTCCGCGGCCTTCTGCTCCCACTCGTTCACCGCTGCGTTCTGGCGCTGCACGGACGCCGCCAGCAGGTTGTACGCGCCGGTCATCTCGGCGAGGTCGCGGCGGGCCTCTGCGGTTTTCTCCGCGGCCTTGGCGGCGGACGCCTCAGCAACCGCGGCCGCGCCTCGATACCACAGCAGCCCGGCGCCGAGCGCGCCGACAACGGCGAGCATGGCAATCGCGCGCCAGTTCATTGCGAAAAATGGCGGAATCACCATCTCAATCTCCGTTGTCGCCCGCGCTCAACGCCCGCCGCCGCCAGTACCGCGCCAGCCACACCATCGGCCGCCACCGTACCGGCTTCGCATCCTGGAGGATGTATTCGGCGACAACGCGCTCGAGCCGGCGGACCGCAACGCGGAGTGCATCGACAGCCCGCCAGACCTCAGCTAGGCCACCGTCAGCTTGACGTTTCCCAGGCTGAACAGTCCCGCTGCCGCGCCCGCCATGATGCGGTCGACACCCTCGACCGTCTTGACGTTGCGATAGACCACGTTCGCCTCGACATCGAAATCGTCCTTCGCGTCGGTGCTCTTGCCGGTCACGTTCACTTTGACTTCGTACATAGCGACTTCCTTTCTCGTTGTATGCCCGAGTGGGTCGGGTGGCCCTGGTGCTCTATGAGATGCCGAGGCACTGCTTGCGCTCGGCTTCGCGACGGACGATGAGCCCGTAGCAGTTGTTGGCGCGGATGCGGCAGTCACGGCCGGCGGCGTACGTCCACATCATCACGGCCTCGCAGCCGCCGGCATAGTCGCCTGCGTTCCAGCGCCTGACGATGGTCGATCCACAGAATGCCGATGCGCCGACGTTGTACGACATGGAGACCGCGAAATCGAACTCGTGCTGATACAGCGGCACCTTGATGCACTGGCGCAGCGGCGATTCGAACTGCCCCTGGATGTCGGACAGCGCCTTGCGCAGCGCCACCGGTGGCGTGATGGTGTCGCCCATGCGAACCGGCGATCCGTCCGGGCGTGTCGTGCTGCCGAAGCCATAGGTCGGCCGGTCATTCTCGATCGGAATCACCGCGCGATCGGTATAGCCCTCGTGCATCGCGATGGCGACGAAGCCGGCGCCGCTGATCGAGAGCGCGGCGACGGCGATACGTTGGCGCGGGCTCATTTCGGCGGATACCCAAACCGATCCGTATCGGCGTCCGTGCGGCGCCGGCGGATGCGCTTGATCCAGCCCTTGCGCTCGAGGAACGGCCGCCAGAACTTCTTCCAGAACCACTCGCAGATCAAGAGGAAGGAGTAGAACGCCGCGAGCAGCGCCGCCACATCCGACCAGGAGGAAACTCCGAGGAACCCGATGCCGGCCAGAAGGCCGGCCGAGGTCAGGCGCGCGGCCGGGTTCGGCACACTGACGTGCTCGCTGTGCTGCGCGAGGAAGTTGGGCATCTGCATGGTTGGTCCTTTGCCTCGTGACGGATGGCTGTCCTACGGAGTCAGTCCGATGTCGATTCGGATCTTGAGCAGATAGGCGGCATTTGATGGATCTCCATCGGCCGGTCGAGTAATCGAAACCATAAGCAATGGATTCGCGCCGACGGTGCCGCCAGGCGTCACGGGGCCGGTACCGACATCCGACCATAGCTTTGCCTCTCCAAGGTCCATGTCCGTAGGGATGTTCGCCTGCACCGGGCTGCCGAAGCTGGCGACGTTCGCGTCTTCATCGTGATTCACGATCGCGGCAGCAAAATCAAAGAGCACATAGGAACTGGGGGAGTAGTTGAATCCGCCAATGAAGTACGGCGTGATGTTGTCTATCGTGCCGTCCCAGTTCGTTGGCATCGGAACAAGCACCCCAGCAACGTTATCCGCGCTGCCCGCAAAATCCATCGATTGAGCGGCAAGCGATCCTCCAATAAACACTGACGATGTACTTAGGGTCGCCGGGTTCGAGGCCCCCGGGACCATGTCCTGCGCGTGAACGAATATCTCTTGCTCGGTTGCGCCTCCACCTCCACCGCTCGCGGGCGGCTGAGAGAACACGCCAAACTCTGCAATGCGATGGTCCTCGACATCGTCGACGCCGCCGCCGTAGGTCGAGACTTTGTAGACGCGCGCATAGACAGCGTCATTGTTCCAGTTCGTATCCGATGCGCTGACAGAAAGAACGCCGCTGGCGCGGTTCGCGACGATGTAGTTGTCGGCGTCATCGGTCAGCGTGATGTCGTCGGCGGCGATCTCAAATTCCGACCATCGGCCTCCGTAGTAGGCCCAGGTGAGACCAGAGGTCAGCGCAGAATTCTTGCCGTAGACCCGAGCCCAGTCGAGAGACTCAGGATCATCGACCGCCGATGACGAGGCGCCGAAGATGCCGCCGGGCCCGGCGCGGTGATCATCGACAAGATCGACCAGACCCGACAGCGTCTCGATGCGGTAGACGCGCGCGTAGGTAAAGAGGTTGTCCCAGTTCGTCGTCGACGTGGACTTGGAGATCTCGCCGGTTTCCCGCTCGACGACAAGGTAGTTCGCCGCGTTGTTCGTCAGTGTGATCGTGCCATCGTCGATCTCGTGACCGCCCCAGATGCCGCCGTAGTATCCCCAGATGAGGCCGTCGTTCGCAGATTGACGGTTGCCATACACCGCGCCCCATTCCAGCGTTTCCAGGCCCTCATTCATCTGCACTTCTGGGGAGGACGAGGCGTTGATCGGCTGCATTCTCATAGGGCTTCCCTCAGTTCGCGGCCACGGCCGACGGTGGCTGAAACTTGCGCGATGCCGACATTCACGAGGTCGCCCGGCGTCAACCCGTCTGCGGTCTGCTGAGCCGCGCTGTAGGTCGCCGTTGGCGTTGATGCCGGGATAGTCCGCAGCACGGCGGTATCGCTGTCGGAGCTATAGATGCGCACCTGATAGGACTCGCTCGACTCTGCGAGCGGCACATTGATTCCAGCGGCGCCGATCATCCGCACTGCGTAGCGGGAGCGACGCTGCCAAGTGAATGTGATGTTGTTCGAGTTGTCGCGCGAGACCCGCAGGTCGACCGGCGCGAACGGCAGCTGCGCCACGCCCATGGTCGTGAACTCTTCGGAATCCGCCGTGCTGATAGCTCGTCCGAGCGTGACGCCGCGGTAGTAGCGCGAGAGGCCGAGCTCGGTATTGGGCAGTTGCAACTTCCGCAGGCCAGCCATCGTAAGCAGTACGCATCGCTCGCCGCTGGCATGTCCGGTCATTGCCCATTCGGTACCGCGGCAGCCGCGGAGGAAGCCAGAGAGCCGATATACCTTCTCGCCGCCCTCGGTCTCGACCAGTAATTCGGCCTTGCGAAACTGCACGATTTCGTCGCCGATTAGCATGGCGTTCGTCGCGCTGTTCAGCAGGATGTCTCGCGTGGATGCGGCTAGCGTGCCGCGACCAGCGTTCACCGTCACCGTGCTGCGCTCGTCGAAGACCCGAGGGCCAAGCCAATCGGTGAGCGCCGTCGTGGAGAAGCCGATAACCGCGCTCTCGTTGACGGTCGCGACACGCTCGAAGTCGATATCGTTCGCGCTCTTGAAGACGGCTGTGCCGGCGTACGGCGTGCCGCTGCCCTTGGTTGCAACGTAGGGCCCCAGGTAGTCGTCCTCGTCCCGCAGCAGCGGGATGTCCATCAATTCCATCACGCTGCGCACCGGCGGATTCACCGTCGTGCTGGACGTGTAGTCGAGGTCGGTGATGCCGATCTGGCTGAGCACCGAGGCATCATCGAGCACGGCGTCGATGCCGATCACCGGAAAGGCGTCACGCGTCTTCACCGCTCGCATGCGGTAGGTTTCGCCGAATTGGCCTTTCACAAGGATCACGTCCGTCGGCTGCAACAGCGCGTGATGACCGAGCACGTTGATCTGCGTGCTGACGAGGGCAACGACGCGGTCCTTGGAGATCGTGTTGGCGATCGCCTTGGCCTCGCCTGGCTCGAACCCCATCGACAGCGTCATCGTGTCGACGGTGCCGGCCACCGCGGACACCATCCGATCCGATTCCTGCGTGTCCGGCTGGTAGTCGTTGTCGAGGTTCGCGTAGGAGAGCGCGACCTTTGCAGGCAACTCGATGTCGGTCGCCTGCTTGAGCGGCAGCGGCTCGCCGCTTGGCCCCGACCCCTCGACAGCGCCGAGTTCATCGAACTCGATCAACGCCACCGGAGCACCGCCGCGAACCCGGAAGTAGAGCTTGTCGCTGACCGTGAGCTCGTAGTAGCCGGACGACATCAGTCGACCCGTCGGATCCCGACCGGGCGAGACTTGGGACCACGGCAGAGAACAGACTCGGCGCGTGATCGAATCGAGATCGGACACGTCGTACTGATCTGGCGTCAGCCCGCAGCGATCGCAGATGGCCGCCTGCACTTCCGCGTAGCTCGGGCAGTTCGCCGAGACGCCAAGGCCGATCGTCCCGATGCCTGCGTTGCCCGCGGTGGGCGCGTCCAGTATGGACCTGCCCCACACGGCACCACCGGTGTATGCGATCTGCCCACCGATCGAGAAGTGGTCCGACCCGTCGCCTTCGAGCGGGATGTCGATGACGGTCTCGCTCTCGCCGGACGCAGGATTGACCACGTGCACGTGCCGCTTGCCGGGATTTCCTCCGCGCAGCAGAAGGATGCGATCGATGTCAGCCGCGTACTCGATGGAGGCGCCGGACATGTAGTTCGGCGAGTCGGTCGGCGTGTCGCCGGTGCCGATGTAGGCCACCGAGTTAAGCCGCGTCGCCGTCTGGGTCGCGCAATCGAACTTCTTCAGCCAGCGGTAGTTCGCGCTGAAGTAGTAGATACAGTTCCGCGACGGGTCGTACTTGAACGCGCTCGGGTTGGCCGCGAATGAGTCCGCGCCAACGTCGAACGTGCTGGTCCCGAACTGGTCCGGATAGTCGCTCCCAAATTCATCGCCGAGCCATACTGGGCCGATGCCAATCGCTCGGAAGTGATGCGGCGTCGATTCCTCGATGCCTGTCGCCCACGGCGTGTTGGCGGTGTCGGCCTCGTAGAACCACCATACGCCTTCTGCATCACGTATTCCGCGCCCCTTAGGCGCGAATACATTATCGAGCCCAGCGAAGCCTGGCACTCGGCATTTTGGTGGCCGCGCACTTTCGATCGCCCCATCCGCGCCGATCCGGTAGACGTACCAGACGTAGAACGGATTGTTCCTGGCATCGGCGGCCCACACGAGGATGGATTCATCGGTGGCGGCGATGATCGTGCACGTCCTGCCGTCGAGCAGTATCCGATCCATCTCCGACAGCGGGCCCAGAAGGGTGCGGTCGTTTGTACGATAGACGAGGGTATCGAGCTTCGAGGCATTCGATACGTTGATGTAGGCGGCGTTGCGAGACCGATTCATGGTCATCGCTACGCCGCCTTGCTGCGATTTGGAGAACGGCGCCGGGTGGGTGATCTTCGGTAGGAACGTCTTCGTGTACGGGTCGAATATGTGCGCCCCACCGGCCTCGCTGACGTTCTCGTTCAGCCAGAGATATCGGCCGTCGTATGCGATGTCATCGACGCTGCCGGCGTCCTGGCCGATCCCGTAGGTGTCAGCCCCGAACCATTCCTGCAGCAACCCTCCCATCTGCCCGTCAACGAACACCTCGAACGTGAGGTTGCGGACTGCGCCGCTCGACCCGAGCTGCAAACCCTCGATGAATACCGTGCCGCGACCGATGTATGCCGGCGCGTTTCCAACGCCGACGGCCGCCTCGTAGGCCGGGTCCGGTAACTGATCCTCGGCGCCGGTGTATACCGTCATCCGCCGCCAGTTCTCGGTCGCACCGCTCGACATGACCGAACCTGCATCCGAGAGCGATGAGTTCGTCCAGATCAGCTTGCCGTTGTCCCAGATGCGACCGATGCCGTAGATCGGGTTCGCGGTGAGCCCGAAGAGCACATCGATCTCGTAGACGATCGTCTCAGTTTCCTGCGCTGGCGGTCCGCCGCCCTTGTCGCCACCGGAGCGCTCGACGGAGCGGATGACGCGTCGGTCCGTGTTCCACCACATCTGCCCTGCGACGCGGCAGGCACCCCGGATCCAGGGGATCGGTTGACCGTAGTCGGTGCCGACGACCCGCAGATCGGCCATTGGGGTGGCGGAGTTTCGCTGGGCATCCGGTCGGTCCAGAGCGCCGCCGACCGCTGCCCCAAGGACGCCGCCAACGATCGCCCCAAACGGACCGAAGAATGCCCCGCCCACGACACGACCAACCGTGCCGAGAACGACTGCGCCCATGGCTATGCGATGCCGGGAAAGGAGAAGGCCGCGACGAACCGAAAGTTCCGCGTGAACATCAAGCGAGGCTTGATCACGCGCTGCGGCACCACCGATGGCGAGTTCGATGCGTGAATGATCGAGAACCAGCCGTGCCGGTATTCATCGAGAATCCCGAGGTGTTGCGGATCTTCGTCGGTTGCGACGACGATCGCGTCTCCGGCGCGCATGCTCTCAACAGATTGCCGCTGGCCCATGTAGCGGGCCATCCATGGCATCAGCGTGCCATCCGGGAGGCCCGAGTATTCGGGGACGTCCCAATCAGGGGCGACGATGCCTACGGCTCTCGCCGCGCAGACGAGCACGCCAGCACAGTCGAGCGCGACGCCAGGCGTTCTGCCGCGGTGTCCCCACTTCGTATCGACGAAGCCGCGCGCCGCAGCGACGATGTCGGCGCGGGTGACTACGGCGAGATCGCTCATACGTCGGCGTCAGGCGAGGCAGTGACGTTATCGAGCCCGCGGCGATGGGGCTGCCCGCCGAAGCGGCGCACGTTGTCGTGCTTGTCGCGGCAGTCCTCTTCGAGGCGCCCGCGACAACCGGCGACGGCCGTGTAAGCGTCACCGATCTGCACGTTGACGAAGAGCGGGATCGAGAGCGTGAAGGTGCCGTTGGCGGCGTAGGACTCGATGCGCGCCGTCACGCCCTCGGCGTCGCCGCTCTCGAAATGGATCGTCCCCCAGCCGAACCAGTCCTCCGGCTCGGCGCGCGATGAATCGCGAAACACGAGCTTGCCGTTGCTGACATGCGTGATGGTGCTGGTGACGGTGTTGTCCGATAGCGACTTGCCGCACCGCGCATCGCCGAACCGATACGGGCACGTCTTGCTGCTGAAGTCGCCGACTGGGTGCTGTAAATACAGACGAAGGTCGAGAAGCTCAGCCACCACCATGTTCTGCTCGATCAAGACCTCGCCGAAGTTTCCGCCGAGCAGATCATCAGTGCCTGCATCTGGGTCTTGCCAGTTGTATCGAAAGATCAGGAACGCGGAGTTCTTCCACAGGCCGCCGAAGATGTCCGCTGGCGTGAAGATGGTCCCATCATGGAGCGTTCTCATTTCCAGGTTACCCACATCGAGACCTGATGCGATGTTTATTTCCCCGGCCACGAGCCCTGGATCAGAGGAGTACGTAACGCCGTCGACGACCTTATCTTCGTCATGCGTGTGAAACGCGTAGATGGCTCCATCTGGGCGCACGATCCGCAGCGCCGTCGCCATCGTGGTCGTGCCGCGCGCGTAGAGCTCGCCGATCGCGCTGGTCGCGAATCTCACTCCAGCACCTCGGTGAGCGTCACGTTGGGAGTCGTTACGTAGCGGGCGCCGATCTGCCCGGCGACTACGAGATCCCAATCGATGTCGTCTTCCTCGAAGTGTACGGGCACGTAGAACGGCCCCTGCCAAGTTATCGAGGATGCTACCGGGTCCGATGGGATGACGATGATTCCAGTCTCCACGTCCAGAGTGAATGATGATTCCGTGACACCGGCAACGCGAAGGCCGAAGCCGCTGAGTATCGGCCGCGTGATCTTGCGATCCTTGGTTCGCGTCGAGCCAACCGATTGGTATCGCTTCCAGAGCTGATAGGTGTGTGCGCCGGCATTGACGAGCGTGGCAACGCCGTTCGCATAGGTGACCCTGCTGTCCTTCGGGTCCAGCGCGAGAAATCCGTATGCGCCGCCGTCGGTGACCTCGTGGAGCCCCTCCATCGCCTGCCATGCCTGTGCGCGCTGGGCGATCTCGCTCGGACTGGCATCCTGCATGGGCACCGTGCCGAATTCGTATTGCCTGATCGTCCTCGCTCGGACAACATTGATCTGACTCTGGCCTCCTTGGTTCTTCCCCCGTGCATTCGAGCGAATCTGCTTGCCGCTTACGCTCGCGGCCCAGATCGAATTCGGGGCAATGACATCGGCCAGAACTTCTATGCTCAAGGCGTGATACCTCTACGAATATTTCGCTGGACCTGAATGCCAACCTTCATGGCCGCTCGGTCAATGAGAGATGGCGGGGTACCGGGCGCGAATGACTGCTGAACCGTGACGCTGATCGGCCGCTCGCCCCCGCCCCGGGCGTTCTCTGCAGCCGTCAGCACCCGTTCGCCGCGGTGCAGTTCATACAGCCCCGTGCGGGGCACATACGGCGTGCCGGTGTCGAAGCTGTCCAGTATGCCCGGCACGGCACTGGCTATTCCTGCCGCCCCGCCTGTGCTCGATCCGGCCGATGCCGCAGCGACCGACGACGCGAACGTCGTGCCGGCCGCTGTCACGATGCCTGAGAACGTGGTCGCCGCGGTCGTGAGCGTCCCGGCCATGGTCGTCGCGGCCGCGATCGTCTCGGTGTTGAAGGTGATGCCAGACGAGCCGATCGAGCTCGACAGCGACACGCCGGCGGCCGTCGCCTCCGCGCTGAAGGCCGTGCCAGCAGCCGCGATGGATGCGGTGAGCGTGCCGGCGTCGATTGCCCCGGCAGCCCCAGCGATCGAGCTGCCGCTGGCCTGGGCCGCGATGATGCCGGCAACGTCGCGGCTCTCTACAGGCGCGGCCGCCTGAGCGCCGCCCGGCCGGCCGAATAGCGGGCCGAGGCTCTCCAGCAAGTTGCCCTCGCTCAACTTCTTCGCCAGCGGGCCGGTGATCTGCTCCCTCACGAACTGCCGGTTGATGTCGGAGAGCGTCGCGACGGCGAAGTCCTTCAGTGATTTGAAGTCGACGCGCCCCTTCTCCAGCATGTCCGTGAGGACATCCTCGGCGCGCTTGAACGCATTCGCCCAGACTTCCTCCGTGGATTTCGCAATATTGCGCGTGTCCTCGTAGTAGTTGATCAGGGCCTCGCGGGCACCGTTGAGCCAGTTCGATTGGGCGGCATCGAAGGCGGCGTTGCGCTCGCGGAATAGGTCGATTTCGCGGCGGTAGGTTTCTTCTGCTATGCGCAGGTAGGCGTTGAATCTCTCGCGACCGGCGCTTCCTTCCCCGAGCTCTCCGCGGCGCAGCTCGCCCTCGAGCTTGCGGCGCTGCTCAATGAAGCGCGACTCGATATCCGCCTCACCGGCGGCACGCTCACGGGAGCGAGTCCCCTGCCCTATGCCAGCCACCTCCAGCGCGTTACGGCGCCGGATCGTGTCGAGGTATGCCTCGGCCGATTCCTGCGCATCGATGTATGACTGCCGCACCTTCTCGTTCGCGGCACGTTCTTGGATGGCGTTGACTTCGCGCGCCGCGACGGCGTCTGCCTGCACCTTTTGCAACTTGGCGGTCGTATCGGCGATCTTCTCGTCGTTTCGGATCTTGTCCGTCGCCGCATTCTTGCCGGTGAATGTCTGCTTGCGCAGCAGCGCGACTTCTTCTTCGATTGCTTGCGCCTGAGCGCGCGAGTTCAGGTCGATGAAGCCGAGCTTCGAGGCATAGTATTCCTTGTCCTGGATCAGGTTCGCCGCGCGCAACTGCTCCATGATGCGCTCGCTGCGTTCGAGCTCGGCGATGCTGGCATCGCTTGCCCGGCGGATGGCCGCGAGCTGGGCATCGAACTGAGCCCTTGCGAGTTGCTCTGCGGAGTTGTCTTCCTTGGGCTTCTTTACGGCGCCGCTGAAATTGAGCTGGCGCCTCTCCTGCTGTCGCCCGGCAGTCGATGATGCACCGACTTGCACGGCGGCAAACTCGTTGGGCTGCCCGATGCGCATCACAGCGGCCTGGAACTTGTCGAGCTCGGCCCTTGCTCGCCTACCGTCTTCCTTCACGGCATCGCTGATAGCGCTGAATCCCTGGAAATCGAGGCGAGCCAGCGCGGCGAACTGCGCGGCGATGGCGCCAATCTCCCGGCCCACGCTTACGAGCACGAACCCAACATCGGACGCAACGACCGCGATCGTCTGGAATACGACGACGGCGCCGTTCAGAGCGGCTTTCAGAATGTCTGTCGCGGTTGCGGCGACGGCCTCCTGCTTGGCGAGGTCCGTGAGCACCCGGAGCACTTCGCTCATTGCAGGCAGCAGCGTCGATGCAATCGTCTGTGCTTGCAGGCTGATCTGAGCCCCTAGAATCGCCTGCGCGTCCGCATAGGCATCTGCGGCTCTGATCTGCTCTTCCGTGAGAATTACCTGGCGCCCAACTTCATCGGCCAAAGCTTTGAAGAACGGCAGCAGCTCCGCCCCCGACTTCCCGAAGAGCGCCATCGCGACAGCCGCCTTCGAAGCGCCGTCGTCGAATTGGTTCATCGCTTTTGCGATCGCCTCTATGCGATCGACTGGCGCCAGCTTCTGGATATCTCCCAGGTTGAGCCCGAGCGCCTTGATCGCGGCGCCCGCGGCTTCACTCTCGTCGTCAACGCCGGTGAGCGCCTTCGATAGCCTTGCGGACGCACCGGACACGGCATCCATCTGTGCGCCGCCGGCGGCGGCCGCGACAGCAAGCGATGCGACGGCTTCGCCGGTGTCGCCCATCTTTTCAGCGAGATCCTGAAAGTTCGCCGCCTTCTTCACGAGTTGGTCGATCGCAACCGCGCCCGCGATCAGGCTGGTGCCGATGATGGCGCCGAGCGTGACGAACGAGGCCTTGAGCCGCGCCGCCTGCTCGGCGCTTTCCTTGTTCGCTTCTGCGACGCGCAGTGCGGCATCCGCAGCGCGAAGCTGCTCGTTCGATGCACCACGAAGGGCGAGTTTGAAGAGTTCCGTCTCGCGGACCGTCTTGCCGAACGTCGCGTTCTGTTGGTTCAGCTTCCCGATGTATTGGTCGATCGAACGCGAGGCCGTTGCGCTGATGTCCTTCTGGCCTTGGCCGAGTGTACGGATGCTCTTCTTCGCCTCTTCGATGCCGGCGCGCAGCTTCCTCGCGTCGGCGACTAGCTCGATAACGCCGCGGCCGATCTGTGTGTCAGCCACGGCGGGGGCGCTCCTGCTCGGCGTGCTTGTTCATCGTCTGCAAGGCAGAGTCCTCAAGGTTTCGGATTGATTCAAAGATGTCCGGCCAGTCCGTGCGTGGGATACCTTTCATGCGAAGGACGACCGGCAAAGCGTTGTAATCCAGGCCCGTCGCACCGTAGCCCGCAGATCTCCATTGCGTGCTCATGGCAACGAAGACGCGAACTGCCGGCATGTTGTCGGGCCAGACTTCGACGACATGCATCTCGGCGTATTCGGTCGCCGAGAAGCCCCAGAAGCTGAGTTCGGCCGCGGTTGGGCCAGGCGAGTAGAGCGCCTGCGCGACCGCAATCAGTTTTTTGAGCGTGCGCCAAGAAGCTCTTGCACGTACCCGCGATAAAGCGCGACTGCCGCGCCGCCGTAGATGTCGAGGAACGTCTCGACGTTATCGCGCGTGAACTCGTCGTCGAGATCCCAACCGTCCACCATCTCCATCGTCGTGTCGATATCTGGATGATCGACGCACGCCTCCACGAACTCTTTCAGTTCCTTGCGAGTTCGATACTTGAATGTGAACTTGACCGGGACGGCGTCGCCGCCCGCGACCGGGATATCGATAGCGGCCTTGAAATGCGGATTCACTACCAGCTTCAACTTCGCCATGCGCGCTCCAATAAAAAAGCCCGCACATGGCGGGCTTGGTATGGTGATAGGTTATTGCTCTACAGCAGGAAGCCTCTCGACTGCATGAACTCGATCGGATCGCGGGCGTTCTTCTGCATGTTGCAGGTCGCGGTCAGCAACTGCATGTTCGAGTCTTCGTGCTTGCCGCCCCGAACCAGCGGCACCCGATGATCCAGATGGAAGTCATCGCCGAGCGGCTTGGCGCAGCAGGCGCACTTGCCGCGCTGCAGCTTCAGCAGCCGCTCGATGATGTCCGGCGAGAGGGCGCCGCCGCCAGCTTTCTTGGCGGCTTTGCGCTTCCAGCGCGAGAGCTTTCGCTTATCCGGATTTGCCTTGTTCCAAGCCGCTCTCCATGCCCGCTCCTTCTCGGGATTATTCCGCTTCCACTCCGCGACTGCGGCGTTCAGCTTCTTGCGGTCGCCGTTGCGCCACGCGTCCGCATTGCGCTGTTTAACGCGCTCCGGGTTGCGACGCTGCCATGCCTTGGCGGTTGCAAGACACTTCTCTTGATTCCTATGGTAATAGTCTCTGGCATACTTTAGATACCTCTCCGGATCTGCCGCCCGAAGCTCTCTTTGCCTCGCATTGAATCTCTCTGGATTCTTTGCGCGCTGTGCCGCCCTTTTTGCCGACACAGCCGATCGATTCACTGTATACCAAGCGTCGAAGCGAGCTTTAAGCACCTCCGGACGTTCCTGTCGGAATTTCTTTCTTTCCGCAAGAATCTTCTCTCTGTTGCGCTTATAGTAAGCGACGCTGTATGCCTCGATCTTTGCCTTGTTCCGCTCTCGCCATGCGGCCATGCCAGCCGCGATTTTTTCCTTGTTGGCGAACTTATAAGATTTGACGCACGCCTTGCAGGTTTTCCCGGAGAATTCGGAGCCGCACTTGCGACACGTCTTGACAGGTAGAATGGCAGCAGCCATCGCATCGACCTCCACGTCGGTGAGTTGGTTAGAGCCCCCATCGCGTTCGAGCGCTTTGGGGGCTCGCTCATTATACCTCTGGTATTACGACGCAGCGTAGCGGACCGGCTCCGCTACCAACGCGAACTGCAGCGCCACCGTCATCACCTCATTCACGGAGAACGTCGGGATAGTGTTGACGGAGATCCGCGCATGCAGCAAGAGGATAGAGCCGCCCGGAATGTTGGCGCGAATGACCCGCGGCTGTTTATCTTCGTTCGCTTCTTCGCAGAGCTTGTATCCATCCAGCGATGGATCGTCGCCCAACTGCATCGTCAGTCGGTACGGCGTTTTCACCGTCGGCAACTCCAGTTGAAAGTCTGCTTCGAGCGGCTGTACGACGGTGTATTGCTGCTCTCCGCCCTGACTGGCGGGCTCAAGCACCTGAGACATCTGCACCCAGTCGATCACCTCTTGATACGAGCCGATCCCCGCGCCGGCAGGGTATTTGATGGTATTCAGCGAGTTGATTCCGAGCAGGGGAACATCATTGCTCGCGACAACGCCGAACCGCACGGCGCGATTGTTCAGTGCGGACCAGCCGGACTTGATTACCGCGTAGTCACCGGACTGTGCGCCGTGGGATGCGGATACCGTCGCGATGGCGGGGTTCGCGTTCGTTAGCGTGTCGATATCCGTTTCCGGGCCGAGCGTCTTGGAGATGTCGAGCGTCGTTCCGTTCGGGAGCTGGAATGCCATCGTCTTTCCTTTTCAGAGAAAAAGACCCGTGCGAAACGGGCGAAAAGAAACCGCCCAGAAGGCGGTCGGTGATTGCCCTCGCGGGCGGCGCTGCAAATGAAAGAGGCCCGCGCGATGGCGGGCCTCTTTGGTATTCCGTTGTGCTAATCAGTCGTTGAACCAGCACGAAAAGTCTTGCATCGATCCGTAGAGATCGGCCCCTGTCGGCGAGGACTTCGGCTCGAATATCGCCGTCGGCGCGGAAAGCACCGTCGTTGCAAGCGAGGTATTCGCGCGCATGGCGTCCTCGACCAGTCGGGCCAGCGCCATCACATCATCACGGCGCAGGCCCCAGCAGTTGATCTGCACGCGCGCATTCTTCTTCGACGGTTTGTCGCCACCCAGGAAGTTGACCGCTTGCCCGCTGATCTGCTGAAACGTGATGCGTGGCAGCGCCGGCTTATCGTCGGGCGCGACATCTCGATAGACGCGGCTCTCGACGAGGCCCTTGAGCGTGGCGAAGATGCTGGCTTCGAGCGACATGCTTACTTGTCCTCGAATCGCTCTTTCATTCGCTCCGTTCCGGCTTTGATCGCCTCGCCGATCTTGTCGTCATAGGCCGGACGGATGAACGGATACGCGGGCTGCCGAGATGTACCGTATTCGAGGAAGTGCCAGTGCGGCGCCTTCCCTTTGTTCACGCCGACGTGATAGGCCTTCCTGTCGGCATCGCTGCGCGACTCGCTGAGCGTGCGATAGACGGCGCTCTGCAGCGTCCCAGGGTTTCGGCCATGTTCGCGTCGTCCGCCAGCTCTGTTCATGCGTTCCGGCGAAGCGTTCTCTCGCAGACGTTCGTAGACGGGGCGCGCCATTGCAGCCGCCGCACTCACCAGCACCTCGCCGCGCATCTTCTCGTCGAGCTTGGCCAGCGCCCGCTCAAGGTCGCCGCTGAGTTTCACGTCGATGTCGATCATCCCTGCTGCACCTCAACGCACGCGAGCGTCAGCCACTCCCGCCCGCTATACGGGTCCGGCAGAATCGACTCAATGTGAAACGTCCGCCCGTCGTGCAGCACCCGCATAGATCGCGTCATGCCGGCTCGGTAGCGAATCCGAATAGAGGTCGCGATCTTCGACTGCTCAAGCCCACCTTCGATTACTTCGCGCCCTGACATCGGCCGCACATCCGCCCACGCCTCGCCGACCGTCACATACTGCTCGACGACATTCCCGTCCGAATCATCCTGCTCCGATTGCAGCGCCTGAATCGTGATCCGGTGATTCAGGCTGCCCGCCTGCAGCTGCGACTTCATGGCATCCGCTCGCGAATGAACGCGAAGGCGCCGATGTCCTCGCGGCCGGCATCGATCTCGTGCAGGCTGAACTCGCTGAATCGGAAGCCATGCATGCCGAGCCAGTCGATGAAGCCCTGCGTCGTGAAATGCAGAAGATGCTCGCCGGGACGATAGTGCTTTGAGGCTCGGATCGAATCCAGGTCTCGGAAGATCGGCACGGATGCCAGCAACACAGTCCCGCGCGCAATCTCATCGAGCTGATCATCCGGTCGTTCCATATGCTCGACCGAATCCCACATCGTCACCACGTCGGCGATTGATGGCATGTCGCCATAGATGCCCTCTGCGCGAAGGCGCTCAATCGCCGACGGCATGACATCGCTTCCCCGCGCATTGAAGCCAGCGAGGAGAGCCGCTCGAACAAATGCCCCTGTGCCAGCGCCGATGTCGAATACGTCCTCGCCCGGGCTTGCGTGCCGCCGCAGCATCTGCACGCGCCCCTCGATGACGGCGCGCGCGATCTCCGAGCCCTCGTAGGCCATCACCTTGTCCCAATAGGCATCGTCGTACGCGACGCGCCCCTGCTGCATGTCGGCCTGGTAGGCGATGCCGTGCTGCCGGCAGAGCATGAGATCCCCATCCCGCTCTGCGGGCAGGCGGGCGATGAAGGGGTCCATGCTGGCGTTACGAGAACTGGATGATGACCTGCGGGTCGTTCTGCGAAACCGGTCGCCACGGCCGCGAGCGACGCATGCCGATCTCGCGCCACGCCTGTTTCGCGCCGCGCGTGCCGCGCCCGATCACATCGTCGAGCGCCATGATGCCGCCGGGCACCATGCGCTCGCTGAAGAATTCGAAGCAGGCGTGAATCGACTGGTAGGTGTCCACGTCGATGTGGACGAAGCAGTACAGCGACGATCGCATTTCGACCGGCGCGCTGTCCGGGAAATAGCCCGGTACCGTGCGCACGTTCGGCGCAGGCAGGAGCCGCTCCGCCACGATCTCGTGCGTGCATCGCTCGCTGCCGAAATCGCCGTCCTTGAGGTCGTCGTGCGCGCCGGTGTCCTTGAGGCCCTCGAACGTGTCGCAGGCCCAGTGCGTCCTGCCGCCGTTGATCAGCCCGATCAGGAGTGATGTGCCGCCGCCAGCGCAGCCGATCTCGGCGGTATCGCCATCGTGAGGCACATCGTCGAACGCCGAGATGATCGCCTCCATGCGGCCCGCGGAGCAGATCAGGCTGTGCATCAGGATCGTCTCCGCATGCGGCGTGATCCCGCTGCGTTCGAACGCGGCGCGTAGACGCGGCGTGAATCGCTTGTCGAAAGGGATTTGGCTCATTGCGGTTTCCAGCCGACGCACGCGAATGACCAAGCAAGGTCGCGCTCGCCGTGCAGTACGTTGACGAAGCCGAGGTCGCGAAGAATCTCCGCCATCTGGGCCGGCATCCAACTGTGCAGATGCTTGCGGCAGTGCTGCGGTCTCCAGTACTTTTGATCTGGGTGCGGCAGGTAGAGAAACAGCACGCCGCCAGGGCGCAGCCGCGCCTGCCAGTGCTCCAGCGTCGCCACCGGGTCGATCAGGTGCTCGATGCAATGCGAGCTGATGACGTAGTCAAACTCGCCAGCCGGCAGGTTCCTGGCCTCGCCACCGTTGCAGAGATCGATCGCCAATGCGCCCGGGAACGGCCATTTGCCAGCCCCAACATCGACGCCTCTTCCGCGGCAGAACTGCTGCGCAGTCGGCAGGATGAACTGCATGGCGTTACCGTGGCGCAGGTACTCCGGATAGATGTCGCCCCGGTATTCGAACAATTCCGTCAAGCCGCCACCTTCCTTCGGTTATCGATGATGCGCTGAAGCGCTGGATCGCATCTCAGCGGATGGGCTTGCCCGGGTCCAGCGAGCCAGTCCAGTTCGAGGTCCGGTCGGTGTCCGATCGGATCGTCCGGATTTCCCCGACGCCATTTCTCGTTGACGTTGTGGATGCCGGACGTGAAGCCGTCGAAGCCCGTCAAGTAGACCGATGCCGGGGCGCACTCCAACACGTCGAGGATCGCGGCGAACCCTGTGGTCGGCACGCGGCCGCCGAGCAGATGAAACGACCGCAGGAAATGCTCCGGACTCGGGACGAACGTCGGACAGAACCACCAGTGCTGCCGCGCGCGGTAGATGTAGCGGAAGTCCACGGCCTTCGTCTTGCCGCGCTTCTCGTGCCATTCGGAGTCGATCGGCTTCGCGTTCGGCACCTTCGATACGCACAACGCGACGCCCGCCTGCTTCAGCTCGGCCACCGTGCGACGGATGGCGCCACCGAAATACGAATAGAACACGTCGGCACGGCGACCTTGCCTCGGCCCCGTGAGAAAGTTGTTCACTCGCACAACCACGTCGTGCGAGTCGATGAAGCCGGCGTCGTGATTCAGACACGATGGGCCGCTGCACACGATGGCCACGCGCTTGCCGCGGAAGGTCTCCCCGACCCTATCGAAGGAAACGAAAAGCTCGGACTTCATCTCGGATTTGCTCATCGCTCCAGTTGTCGATCACGAACATTGACGATTCTTTGCTCAGGATCTTCTGTGGGACGATCTGTCGTATGTACGCCGACCGCCCTTCCCGCATGCCCTTGGCGGACCACACCGCCATCAGCGGCTTATCGAACGCCTCGGCGAGCGGCACCGCATAGCTGCATTGCCCGATGACGCCGTCGCAGTCCTGCGCGAGGTCGAACAGGTCCTGGATCGACGTGCGGTCCGTGAGGTCGAGACTCACGGCGAGCGGATACAGCGACTTGCCCTTGCCGATACGAACCGTGAAGCAGTCCGAGAACTCCCGCAGCACGAGGTCGAAGGCGCGCCTCTCCGGCAGAAGCTCGGCGCCGAAGCCATCGGTGCGGCCCATGGGCGTCCTGCCGCCGTGCACGAGCACCACGGGGCGCCCGGCGGCCATGCTCCGCAACTCACGCACCAGCGCATCGCTGCGACGCGCCCAGGCGATGCTCAGCGGCTCCACGGGGATCCCGGCCGAGATGCACACATCCGCCCACTGCGTGGTGTCCGGATACCTCTTCCGGGTCGTGTAGTGCGCCAGCACGTCGATATGGATGCGGCGGAACGGCTCGACCGTCACGTCCATCCCTGCGAATACGTCCGGGTGGTCGCTGCACACCGTGACGCGCTCACCGGCGCGCAGGAAGTGCTCCGCGACGGCGCGGACGTAAATCGCATCGCCGATCCCGCTGCCGCCCCGAATGCGCTTCATGCGGCCCGCGCCTCAGCGAGCTCCGCATCCAACGTGCTGCGCTCGAAGCAGTCCAGCGCCGTCGCCCGGGAGCAGTTGATCACCCGGCAATGGTGAGACTTCGCATACGTCGCTATCAACGAGAACCGATACGGCCACTGCGCGATCGTGCGCGCGTTGCCGAGATGCGGCGGGTGATCGGCGTGCCAGTGCGCACGTCCGGCGACCACCTGGCAGTCGTAGCCCAGAAGCAAGATGCTCGCGGCGCCAGCGACGACCGCCATGCTGATCGCGTAGCTGCCGCTGTTGCCCCATCCGGTCGGGAAGATGTCGCCCTTCGTCCACTGCACGCCTGGAACGCGGACGTAGCTGAACTTCTTGCCGGCGAAGACACGGTGCGCTTCCTCGCCGTAGTGCTGCCACCAACCCGCATCCATCGCGAAGAGGATGTCGGCCCATGGCGCGAGCCGGAAGCTGGTATTGACCACGATCGTCGGCAGCCCGGCCCGACGGATCAGTTCGCAGTCCTCTGCCGTCAGGCTCGGTCCGCTCGCGATGCAGGCGACCGTGCGGCCCCTCCAGATGCCGCGCAGCGACGCCAGCGGACCGACCTTTCCTTTCGCCAGCGCCATCCGCTGCGCGCGGTCGATCCAGTCCGTCGATGACGTCATCACGCGAGCCCAAGCAGCACGCGATGCGGCCGCAGGAGCGACTCCACACCGAGCGGTATCGTCGTCGGCTGCCCCTGAATCACAGCCTCCCGCGTGCTGTACCAATGCCCGAGCAGGAGCAGCATCGCGGCGATGATCGTCTTTGGCACCGGACCAGCCGCCTCCGATTCATCACCGACGCCAGCACGGTAGCGAATGCGCGCGACGTCGCCGGTATCGATGGCCGGCCACGCGCCAACCGGCTTGAGGATCGCGAAACTCGGATCGCTCCACGTGTCCACGACGTACTGCGATGGGTCGAGCGCAGCATCGCTGCTGTCGTCGCTCACCGTGATGCCCAGCACCGCTACGAATGGCGGATACGGCAGTTCTATCGTCGCCGGCCATTCCGTGAACGCGATCTCGTAGTCCTTGAGCGCCAGCGACAGGCCCGTGAAGTTCTCGCAATACTCGCGAGCGGCCGTGATCCAAGCCTCGATCAGACCGTCGTCCGGGCGGCCAGTGATGTCGCTGCTGTCGATCGGGTCGATCCGGAGGTGCTGATACGCCTCCGCCAGCGATACCGGCTCGACCGGATCGCTGATCACGCGGGCGCGCAGCATTACGCAGCATCCTTGCCGTCGCGGCCGGCTTTCACGAACTGCCGCCACGCCGGGGACGCAAGCGGCTTTTCATTCTTGTCCGCATCGCGCTGGGCAATGAAGCTCGATCCGGCGAAAGTGACGATGTCGCTTTTCTCGTACGATGTTCCGGACTGATAGACGCCGCGATCCTGCGGCACATCGACCTTGATTGTTCTGCTGACCACGCGGCCGCCGATCTTCATCGAAACAGTTAGGTCACGTCCGTCGAGAACGATGTCGAAGTCCTCGACGCTGGCGCCATCCTTTCCGTTCTCGGGTGGACGCAGCATGCTGATGGCTCGCTCCACGCGATCCTGGAAGCGGCGCTCTTGGTCGAGCTCGATGCGGGCGAGCTCTGCCTCCAGGAATGGGTGCAGTTCCTCGATGGTGACGCTCTCACCGTCCTCGCCCTTGATGGTCTCGACCTTTGCGATCGCCGACTCGATCGCCGACTGCATATGCGCTGGCGTGACATACGAGCGCATCTCCGCCTGCACGCCACGCAGATCGGCATGGAGGGACTGCTGGACCTGATCGAGACGGGCAGACACCGCGCCAACCCTCTTCGCGAGCGCCTTCTTGAAGGCGAGCACGATCAACCGGCCGAGCTCGCGCCCGCTGGGTTTGTCAGCCAATCTGGTCTCCGGGTCAGAGTAAAGAAGCGTAGTTCTTCCGCCGCCGACGGCGCAGTTCCGCCCGCGGCAACTTCTCTGTCATCTCGCCAACGATGACTCGCACCGCGCCGCCGCCGTGCACGTGAACTTCTGCGCGCAGAACTTCGGGCTCGGGGCGCTTGCGCAGCGATGTGCCGCCCAACGATATCGGCGGCTGCGGCGGCTCTGGGGTGACGTGCTCGCCGGTCCACGAGAGCCCCCATGACGATCCCCAGCTACCGCCCCATGCGTCAAAGGCCGCCACACTACACCGGCCCCCACTCCGATCCACTCTGGCCGTTGCCGCCGACCTCTACTTCGTTCACGTGCGTGATGTTGGCGTTGAGAACCCCCGTCACGCCGAACACGAACTGGTCGGTCACGACCTTGATCGCGTCGACGACGCCATCGACGACACCTACGGCCGCGAGCACGGCATCGTCCGCAGTACCGAGCGCCGCCGAGAGCTCTGCGTTCGTCGGCAGGTCGGCCAGCTGAGAATCGAGGTTCGCGGACGCCAATCCGACGGCCGCGCGAACGCCAGCGGCGTTGAGCGTCGAGAATCCAGTCGCCGTGATCCACGCGGAATCCCCGCGGTTGCGCATCGCCTCCAGGGAGTCGGTCGACGAGTCAAAGGTCGCGCCCTTCATGGCCGTGAGCGTCGCCTCTTGCGCCACCGGACCAACGCTGAGATTGTCGAGGTAGCCCGCGCGCGTCGCCGTGAGCCGCCCCTCCAAGTCGTCCACCTTGCCTTCCATGTCTGCGATGTCGCCGGATACGCTCGTGTTCGCCGGTGTACCGATCAGCGCGATGATCTGATCTTGCTTCGCCTCGGTCGCGTCGCCGCCGCCTCCGCCTCCGGAGGGCGCTTCTTCGAGGGCGTTTTCCGTGAACCGATACGTCCCGCCATCGTCCTCGAGCGTGTCGTCGAGCTTGTCCGTCGTGAGTTTGATCGCATCCACGACGGCATCGACCGTGTCGATCTTCCCGGATATCGACGACAACGAAGATGCGATATCCGATGCGTCTGCGGGATCGCTGGGTAGATTGTCCGTCTTTGCCTTGATACCGACGGCATTGTCCCGGATCGTGTCGAGAATGCCGGTGGTTGGGTCGGCCGGTGTTGTGCCGCTTCCCGGGATTCCCAGGACGGCTCGAATAACGGTCCTTTCGTCGGCCGTCCAATCGGAGGAACCGCCACCGCCAGACGGCGCTTCTTCAAGCGCATTTGCGGTAAAGCGCGCGACGCCGCCATCGTCTTCGAGCAAATCGCTCAGGTTCAGGCCTTCCAGCACAAGACTTCCGGTGCCACCGCCAAATGCGACCGCGTTGCCATTTAGGGAAAACACCTCGAATGCGGCGAATGATCCTCCCTCTCCGCTCGCCAGATAGATTCCGGCGCCGTCGCCGTTACCGGCGATCTCAAAGCCATGACGATCTGTCGTCGCGGCAGTGAACCGCGCGCCGTCCTGAACATGGAATAGGCCGCTGATGGTCAGCGACGCCAATGTCGTCGCCGCGTTCGACCCGGCGATGAGCACGCCACCGGAGGCGCCGGCGACGGCGTTAGGTAGAGCTGTCCCGGCGAGTCCGCGCGTCGTGCTGTAAGCGCTCTCGATCAGCGCATCGTTGAGGCCGGCTGCGCGGAAACACAATGTCGGCCCACGGAACGGAAGCACGCCGGTGATCTTGCCGGTGAAGTACCCGAAGCCCTCGGTGTCATTGTTGATCGATGCCCCGCCGCTCGCGGGGATTTCGATCGAGTACATGCCGTGCCCTTGGTGCGCCCAGTCGTAGGTGCCGCCGCTCGTCGGCGTCACATCGGTCACCGTCCAGGCGCCGTTCGGTGTCTTGAAGTGCCACTTCAATGACATGCCTGACGCGTTGTATGCGACGGACTCTTCCGTGCTTTTGAAATCGCCGTCGTCAATCAGCGGCACCGTATTGACCGGCACCTCGCCGAGCGCGGCGTCAACGTCGTAGCAGATCATGCCACCCTCGCAATCGCCGGATCATTGGCGGGCAGGATCAGGCCGCCAGACGGCACGCGCGTGATGATGCCGAGGTTCGGCAAGAAGATGCTCCTACGCATCGAGGCGATCGCCTCCTGCGCGCGGTAATACCAGGGGTTGCCGCCGCCCCCGCCACCGCCGCTCAGGTCGTAGACGGCGAAGTACACTCCGGCGCGGTCATCTGATGTGCCAGACGAGAATCCGATGCTGCGAGCGCCTTGCCCGGCCGTGGTTTCTCGCGCGCTGGCTATGCATCGAGCTCCAAAGCTGACATTCGGTCCTGCAGTGCTGTTCGCGCCGACCGAGGGCACTGCGGGCAGGCCGCTGTTGAGCCCGCAGAATCGCAGCGAGTTTGCGCCCGGCGACCCGTCGTCCACGGAGCGCTCGGCCAGCGTGCCGTCGCCCTGGTCGAGCACGATACCCGGCAAGTAGATGGCCGTATCGCCGGCGGCGAACACCGAGAAAGTGAACGCGCGCATCGGAGTGCTGTTGTTGGTCCGATTGACCACCATTGGTACCGTTCCCGTGGGCACGCCGGTGCCCAAGAAGAACAGCTTGCAGTCGCCGGTCTCGCCGGCGGCGTCGACCGCGCGGCCGCCGGTGATCGCTGGCACGGATGACCCATTGGCGGTCACGCTATTGGCGATGTCGGTGGTGTTGCCAGACGACAGGACGAGCGTCGCGAGCCCCTTCGCGCCGGAAGCGATCGTCGCGTTCCACCCAAACGACGACTCATTGCTCGATGAGCCCGTGCTCGTGTGCGAATCCGACGAGGCATCGAAGGAAACGGCCATTCATCGGGTCCGCGCGAACAGCATTTCCAGGGCGGCACGTGCTTCCTCGACGGCAAACACCGCCCCGCTGAGCACGTCGAAGAATGCGTGCGCCATCGCGAGTTGCGCGGCAGATGGATCGCCCTGCGTTGGTTCGTACCCGCCGAACCGGTGCTGCCTCACGATCATGGCGTAGTGGGCATCCTGCGATCCGTCGAGGTCGCGCATCTGGATCAAGCGCTCGCGCACATCGACGATGCTGTCCAACGACGCCTCGGCGCCGTCCAGCATCTGGCGCAGCTTTGCGCCGAACTTGGTGGATTCGTCCCAGTACAGATGCGTCGCCATGGCTTACCGTCCTATGAGTTCCAGCAGTTCATCCTGCTTCGCCGCCGTTGAGATCCAGCGCCGCCAGCGTGATCTCGACCGTACCGTCGCCCTTGAACGTCCTCGACCTCGATAGCTTTCCGCGCGCCAACATCACGCCGCCAAACGGCGCATTCCAGAAGCCGGCATGCGTCGGCGTCGAGCCTTCCGGCACGCTGAGCACCACCTTGCGCTCGGATCGGATTTCGCCTTCGCGCGGCTCGCGAAAATCGATCTGCACGCGACGATAGATGCCGTCGGGCAATTCGTTGTCCATATCCGGAATACCGCTGTGCAAGCTGATGTGCGAGATCGCCTCGCGGGCGCGCCATAGCTGCAATGCCTTGCCCTCTTCGGTCCAGCCGAGCTCGTCCATCAAGCCGGCTCCGCGTCCGGATCCACGCGGCGTGCGCCGATGGGATTGCCTCGTTCGTCGAATACATCGACGATCGGCAGCATCATCACGCGCTTCAGCTCGGCCATCTGGGCGCATAACTCGGACGGAATGTGGAACGCTCCTGCTCCACCACCACCGCCATGCGGCCCGTTGACGACGGACACGCTGATCGCTGGCGCCGGCGGGTCGCTGTCCTCATCATCATCGAGCCCGCGGAGAATTTCGTCCGCCATGTCGGCGAACTCATCGTTCGCGGCGGCGACGATCAGCTCCGTTTCAACGGGCGCAGGAAGGTCGGCCTTGATCTCAGACACAGCCGCATCGATCATGCTGCGGACCTCGGCCATGTCCGCGTCCTTGCCGGGCGCGCCCGGCTCCGATGCCGGCCGGGCCGCGATCGCCGTCGTGACCTTCGCCTCGATCAACGCCGTCAGGGTATCGAGGTCGATGCCCTTGCCTGGCTCTCCGTCCTTCGGGCGCGGCCATTCCGCGAGCACCTCGCGCGTGCACGACATCACCATGAGACGCAGCGTGTCCGGATGAATCGGATCGGCATCCTTGCCGGGCGCCCCTGGCGCTGCCGGCGGTAGTTCGGCCACGCGAGCGGAGACCTCGGCGCGCACCATGCCGGATACCGCATCCATGTCGACGACGCCGGGCGGGCCTGGGTCACCGGCGCGACCTGGCTCAGCAGGCGGTAGCGCCTTGACTGCGGTTTCAACGGCGGCATCGACGAGCGCGCGCATGGCGTCCATGTCGACTTGACCGTCACGCCCCGGCGCGCCTGGCTCGGGCTTCGGGATGGCAGCGACGGCGGTCGTCACAGCGGCGCCGATGAGCTCCTTCAGCAATTCGATGCTCGGCGACTCGCCATCCTTGGGCTTCGGCAGTTCCGCCAGACGCGCGCGGAGCTGTTCGTCGATCATGCGCGCGAGCGTGTCCGGATGGATGGGGTCCGCATCCTTCCCTGGGGTGCCGGGCTCCGGCGTCGGCAGCGCGGCAAATCGCGCCTCTATCGTGGCGTCGATGCGCGCGTTCAGCGCCACCTCATCAACGCTGTTGCCATCCCGCGGCACCGGCAGCGCCGAGAACCGCGCGTCGACTAAGGAATCGACGCGAGCTTCCAGTGCGGCCATGTCGGCGCTCTTGCCGTCCTCCGGCAGCCGAATCGCCGCCATCTTTTCGAGGATGGTGGAGTCGACATGCGCAAGGATGGCGGGCATGTCCGCATCCTTACCAGCCTGCGGCGCGATCGTCGCCATGCGCGCGGTTACAAGCTCTTCGAGCCAGCCGCGGAGCTGTGCTGGCTCGATCTTCTCGCCCTGGGGCAGGGTTGCGAGCGCAGCAGCGAGATTCATCTTGCACGCAGCGTCGAGGGCGGATGGATCGACAGACGGCTTCGCCTTGAGCGCAGCCTCAAGCTCGTCGATGCGCTCGTGGAGTTCCTTGACCGCCGGCTCGACCCAAGACTGGACCGCGCGCAGCGTCGCGGCGACGAAGCGCTTGATGTCCATCAGGCGGCTTTCCGGCGGAGCGATGGGAGGAACTTCGTCTGGGCCTCGATCTCTTCCTCGGCTTCGGCGGTCTCGGCGTCATCATCGGACGGCGGCGAAGGGGGCGCGGCAGCTGAGGACGCCCACGGGTCCGGCTTGGCATCCCGCTTCCGGAGCGCTTCGAGGCTGTGGTCTTGCTCCTGCTTATAGACGGACGCGCCGCCATCGACCGGCGGAAGATTCAGTTTCTTCCGCTGCTCGTTCGGCGTCATTATGCCGTCGCCCTGCTTGAGCGTGGACATGAACGTCGCCTGGTCCATGCGGAGCAAGCCGTCCAGATCGAATTCGGTACCGAGGTCGCGGCCGGTGAGATCCAGGCCCAGCCCCTCGTCGAGCAGATCCTCGATCGACTTCAGCAGCGAGTCGAGGCAGTCGGAGTGATAGATGCGATTCATGTCGTCCGGCTTTTGACCGGACGGCAGCGTCTCTATGCCGATCTTGAAAGGCGGCACGTGGTATGCGCTGCAGATGGCCTTGGCCGTGAGGCCGAGCTGCTCCGCGAGCTGAGAATCGCGGGCATTCACGGTGTGGGCCGTGTACGTCATCTGGTCGCCCAGGACCGCCACCTTGCCGGCGTTCTCAGCGGTGTAGCGCTCGTTCCATTGCCGGCGAATTCGGTCCGCTGTCGCGTCGCTGATCTCTTTCGGCGCCGTGATGATGCCGCCGGGCATGCTTCGATTGCGGAAGAATTTCTCGGCGCTCTCTTGGATCTGTAGCCCCTGCATCGCCGACAGGCCGCAGGAGTAGATCGGGCTCACACCGACAAGATGATGGAAGAGACAGTCCTGCCGATCGTGGATGATCTCCGATGCGGGCAGGATGTCTTGGTCGTACCGGACCTGTGTCAGCGGATCTTCGCCGAGCCGGTAGAACACCGACCCGTTCGGCGCGATCAGCGGCGTCACCCGGTAGGGGTCGAGCACGTGCAGTTGGACGACGATGCCGCGGTTGTCGCGGACCTTCATCACGTAGGTATTGCCGCAGGGGCCGAGCTTGGAAAGAAGCCAGGATTCGAGAAACTGCTGGCGGGTCTGGTAGGTGTTCGGCTTGCGCAGGACCGGACCGAACGCCGCGCTCTTCGCCTCGTTCCAGATGCCGTTCTCGTCGCGCTCGACCAGTCGGAGATTGAGCTTTCCGACATCGCGTGCGATCAAAGTCATGCACGCCCACACGGCCCAGTTCGCGAGCACCTTGTCGGTGTTGATGGGAGCGGCATCCTGCTGCCATGCGCCCGGGTGATGGTCGAATATCGTCACCCAGCCGCGCTCCGATGGCGGCGAAAGCATCGCAGCCTGCATCGTCAGAGGGCCGGGCTGCCACTGCGATGTCACATTGATTTGCGAGGCAATCGGCACGACGATGGTGCCGGCGACTGCGCGCGGGGCAGATATCCTCTCGCCCAACCCTCGCAACACGGCGCGGAGGCTCAAGCCGAATCCTTGCTCTTGCTCGTGGAGGCGCGCTTGCGTGCCGGGGCCAGGGGCTTGTCGAGCGCGGTCGCAGCGGTCGCGTCCGCAGGTTCATTGCGCTCGTGCGCGACAACATCGTTCGCTGGTTCGGTGCCGCCGGTGAGCGATGGTTGCGCTTCCGCACTCTCGATCTCGGCAGAGGGCGGCGTCATCACGGCAGCGATCACGTCGACGGGCTTGCGCTCGACGAAGTTCGCGGGCTGATCCGGCGCGGTCGCAGGATCGACGGCGATGTCCCATTGAGCTTTGCCGATGAGGACGAGAATCTTCGCGTCCTTCTCGGGCGCCATGAACGAGATGCCTGGATAGCGCGACTTCCCGGGCGGGTAATCGAAGCCCCGGGTTCCGGGCGTCGGGATGATGGCTCTCATCTTCATGGGCAAGTTCCAATGAAAAAGCCCCGAGGGACCGAAGTCGCCCGGGGCAAGGGGCCGCAGGGAGTTACGAAGCGACGCCGCCGTAACCGGCATCGCCGACGTAAGAGACGGCGTTCGCGCGACGCTTCTGGAAGTTGATGCGTCGGACCAACTTGATGGCCGTCGACTCCTCCTGGAACATGCTGGTGAGGTTAGTCGTCGTCACGCCGGTCGGCGTATCGGTCGCACCGGTCGGGTTGTCCTGCTGCTCGATCGTCGCTTCGCGCGAGATCGAAACCTGCAGGCCGGAATCGCCGATCTTCCAGATGTCGCGCGGGCTCAGGAGAATGAAATCGCCCGAGCCAACATTGTCGCCCGTGTACAGCGACAAGCCCTCCAGCTGTCCGCCCGTGAGCTTCACGCCGTCGAATTCCCGCTGACCCAGGGCATTGCGCATCAACTGCAGCGCCAAGCCCAGGCCAGTAGAAGTCACGAAGGCGAGACCGCTCACATTCCGCGCGGCGATGAAGTCGGCCATCAACACCTCGATGTCGGTGCGGATGTTGTCGGCGGTGTTACCCGCCGACGTCTTGGCCGAGACGCCGTTGAGGATCCCGGCGGGAGAAACGCCGTTTGACGCGGCCGCCGCAGACAGGAACGTCGAATCCACTCGCTGCGACATTGCCTCGACGAGTAGATCGCGAACCCACATTTCCGCAGCGGGCGTGCTGTCCTGCAGAAGCTCGTTCGACACCACCGCGATGGCGGCAACCTTGAGCGGCGTCAGAGCTACGCTGCTCGCCGAGCCCTGCGTCACCGGGATGGCCTTCGACTGGCCGACCCAGGCAGCGCTGGCGGCGCCGTCAGTGCCCTTGACGGTCACGTTGGCGGGGATCTCGCGCAGCGGAAGCTGATCGAAGATCGTCTTCGCGTAGAGGTACTCGATGAAGTCGCCCGTGTAGCGGTTGTCCGCGGTCACGAGCTCCGATCCCCATTCGCCGGCGTCGGAGCCGCCGCCGGGCACTGCCGCCATGCGGATGCACTCGACGAGGGTCGGATTCGACTTACCCCAGCGCGACATTGCGATGTCGGCCGGATTGACGTGGTAGTTGTGTGCGAGCGCCATCGCGATGATGCGACGCGTGTAGTTCTGCCCCTTGAATTTCTCGTCCTGGTCCTTGTTCTTCAGGTTCAGGTAGGGAGCGCCGCGAGAAACCGAGCGATGAATCGCGCGCGAGTCGTTCGGCACCGCCGTCGCCTCGCCGGCCATGCGCAGATCGAACTGCGCCATCATGATGTCGTCGTCGACCACGGCGAGCTCGCTATCGAGCGCGGCCAGCTCGGTACGCATCTCCGGCGTCACCTGCGTGCGGTCCGCCTTCATCACCGCCATGATTTCGCCCTGACGGGCCATCTGCGTCTGTTTCTTTTCGCGGAGGGCCGCGAGCTTTTCCTGCAGAGTCATTTGGTTTGATCCTTGAGGATTTCCCGTGACGCCGGGCGAGAGAGAGGCGCTCATGACGATGGCAGCGGCGTGCGGATTGCCTGACGCGGCGGGCAGCGCTGGTGTCGTGATTGCCGGGAGGGATGAGCGCATCGAGGCGCTCGGCTTCTTCTTGTCGTCGGGATCGGCGACAGTGAAGTCTGCGAAACCCTTCGCGACCGCGTCCTTGGCGGGCATCCAGGTTTCCTTCTGCATCAGCGCCAGCACGTCCTTGACTGCCATGCCGGTGCGGCGGGAGTACAGTTCGGCGGCAGACCGGTCGATCGTCGCCAGCAACTCGGCGAACTCGGTCATGTCCTGGGCATTGCCCATCACCATGCCGGCCGCGCTGTGGATCATCATCATGGTCGCCTCGCCCATCTCGATGCGATCGCCAGCCATGGCGATGATCGAAGCGGCGGACGCGGCGATACCGATCACGGAAACGGTGATCTGTCCCTTGTGCTCGCGCAGGAGGTTGTAGATCGCAATGCCGTCGAAGGCGTCGCCGCCGGGGCTGTTGATGACCACGCGCACCGGCCCGGCGCCAATCGCCTTGAGCTGCTTCTCGACGCCTTTCGCGGAGACGTATCCCCATTCCTCCGGTCCGATTCCGGACAGGATCGAGATCTCGCCGCCGGACTTCTTTTGCGCGAGGCTGATGCTCTTGTCCCAGCGGGACACCGCACTCGGCGGCGCACGGAATGCGAGCTTCGAGGGCCTCGCATCCATGCGGATGTGCGGTAGCTTGCTGCGGTCAACGCGCATTCGACTGCTCCAATGAAAAAGCCCCGCGACGGTTTCCCGTGCGGGGCTTCGAATGGGTGCTGCGGTGAGGCTAGATTAGGAGGACTTGGTACTGCGGGTCAGGCTCTGCCGGAAGCGGCATCACACCAACGGCCATCGCGAGCGCGACCATCCCATCGATACGACCTCGCGCATGCTTCTTGTCGAACTTGCGTGCGCCCGAATCGCCGACGACCTTCGCATTCCTCGCGCACATTTCCAGAATTGGGTTATTGCCGTGCTTCAACTGCGTGTTGAGCAGCTTCGTTTCCAATTCACGGAGCGCAGGCGTCATACTGACCGTGCCCTGGCCGAATTCCACGAACTTCTCCAACTCGCGCTCGGTGAAGCCGGCCTTCACGAGCCACGGCTTTAAGAAGTTCATCAAGTACCGGTCGAACGCGAGCGAAACGATCTCGCAGGAATCAAACAGTCCACGCAGATGCTCGGCGATGAACTCGTACTCTATCGCCTTGCCCGGCGTGGTCAGCAGATGCCCCTGCTTTGCCCAGAGATCGTACGGGACGTTGCCGTCCTTCGTGCCGCGGTCCAGCAGCCCATCGCTCGGCAGCCAAAAGGCGCAATGCACGTCGCCATCCTCAGACACCAGCACCAGAGCAGTCAGGTCCGCAACCGAGGACAGGTCGAGGCCGGCGTACCACTTCTTTCCCGCCAGTGCCGCCGGTGGGGCGCCGTTCGCCTGCCACACCGCGCGAGCGACGAACGGAGTTGCCGCGTCCACCCGCTGATTTAGCGAGTAGTTGCGATACTCTGACTCGTTCGCCGGCATCTCTTTGGCCAGCTTCGCGCCGTGTTCCATGTCGTCGATCGACTTGAACTTGCCGAGCCCAGGATTCGCGGCCGCCCATGCGGCTCGGTCGTCCAATGCGCAGTCCTCCGGCGCCGCGTAGACATGCTTCACGACGCGCGGATCGTCCGGGCTGTCCAGCCAGATCGAGAACAAATCCGAATCGTTCGGCGCCTGCGTGCTGATCGCTATCAGCAGCGCGTCCCGGTAGGCCCCCTGCGATGTCGTGATCGCGGATATGAACTCGTTCCTGGCGCCCTTGACCTGGCCGACCTCGTCCAGGATGGCAAGCACCGGTGAGAGTCCGTGCGCCGTCTTTCCTTCGGCCGAGATCGCCTTGTACTCGACGTTCCGCACTAGCCCGACCAGTCGCTTCGACGACGGTACGATCCGAACAACGCGCGAAAGCTCGACCGACATCATGACCATCTTCGACGCGAGGTCGAACACGATCGCCGCCTGCTCGCGCGACTGCGCGCCGCTGATGATCTGCGTGTTCTGCCGCGCCTCCGGCCCGGCCACATGGGCCAGCACGATCGCGGCGATCAGCGCCGTCTTACCGTTCTTGCGCGCCATGCTGAGGTACGCTCGGCGCGTCGAGTACGGGTTGTCGTACATGTCGCAAATGAAGCGCCGCTGGAACTGCTCCAACTTCAGCCGACTGCCGACCGGGACCATGTCGCCCGACGGCACTTTGCAGTAACGTTCAATGAAGGCGCAGACCCGCTCGCCTCTCGTCATCGACACGGCGGGCTATCGAGCCAGCAGCTCGTCCTCGTCGTCTTCCAGCTCCTCGCGCACCCGGCGAGCGTCAGCCTCAACCGCTCGCGCTGCCGAAGCATCACGGCCAGATCCGAGTACCGTGCCGCCGAGTCGAAGCGTCCGCAGCAGTGCAAGCTCTCGCCGCGCAAGCTGCTCCAGCACAGTGACGCGCGCGTTCATCACCATCGTCCCGCGCTTGTTCTCACGTACCGTCGTCTCGATGTCGAGCAGGTGTTGCTCCCGCTCGATGTCGGCCTGACACCGGGCCAACTGGGCCGCGACGATCAGGTCAACGTCGGACCACTCGTCCCTCGCGCGCGCGCGCACGATTGCCTTCCAGAAAGGACGGTCGCCCTTGCGCAACTTGCAGTGCCGCGGCGGCCGCAACTCCGGCAGCGCCGCATTCGCCATGGCACCGATCATCGCCGCCACCGAGTCCGATCGAGGCTTGCGGGCGCTGGATTTCATGGGGCGAAAACTTGGGGGTCCGTTTCCAGGGTTAGGATGTCAAGCGAGGGGTACGGTCGGTCCTTGAGTAGCGCGCGCTGTACATGCGCGGCACCCCCCCCGGCTATACCGTGCGGGTGCGATGCCGTGCAGTTCCATTACCATATCGGCCTACCCACCGAAGAGAAGCCCGGTCTGGGCTCTATGCCTTTTTCTTCGAGGCCCTTACGCTTGTGACAGTCAACATTGATGGCCTGCAGGTTGCTCGGCTCATCCGTGCCGCCTTTCGCCTTGGGCACGACATGATCTACCTCGGTCGCTGGCGTCACTCTGCCCTCGGCCTTGCAGTGCTTGCACCGGCAGAGGTAGCAGTCCCGCTCCAGGATGCGCAGCCGCAGCTTGTCCCACGCCGTACCGTAGCCGCGCTGATGTCGGCTAGTCGTGGGCCACATGGAGATCTCCAGAAACACCAAAGCCCGAGCACCTCACGGCGTCTCGGGCTTGTCTCAACCGGCTGCGCTTCTGCTTTCGCAGCCCTTCATAAATAGCGAGGGGCTCGAAACCGAATCGGTCCGAGCCCCACAATTGCGCGGAATGTAGGCGCATCGAAACTCGATGTCAAGAGGGTAGTGTCTCAGTTTGATTTGTAACGGTCGTACGCATCCACAAACGCAGAAAGTGCCTGCTTAACGCGCGGGTCTGCGGCGAGGATCTTCGACAGAAGACTATGGTCTTTGGCGTCGAGCTTGGTAAAGCGCATATTGTC